GCAGCCAGCCCAAAGATCACGACGCAAACCCCGATCCACAAAACGATCGCCAATGGTGCACCAGGATTGTTGTCAAGCTGGTTCACTCTCCCGCCTTTTCAGATGCCACAGGCTCGGCTCGCCAAGCCGCAAGATTGTCACTTCCTCGCCCTTCCAGTTCAGCCAGCCGCGCTCGCCTCGGTGATCGCCAACCACTATCCAGGTCTGCGTCGTCTCCATGAACACCGCCGCCTGGCCGGGCTCGACCACAGGCGGCTCAATCAGCGTCGAACACGGCGGCAGCTCGTAGACCAGCCGGTCATGACTGACGAACGGCGCAACCATTTCGCTGCCCTCATAGGCATGGAACTTGCGGTCGTAGCGCCAGGCCCGCAGTTTCATCCGGTCGCCCCCGGCTTTGTCTGCGCAACCGGATCGATCGTGCCGCCGTCCTCCAGATATCGCAGCCAGTCGCCGACCTGGCTGTCTTCGGTCAGCCAGAATTCGGCGCCCTGGTCGTCAGTCGCAATGACGCGCACGGGCTCGCCAGGCATGGTCCGAAACGTCGGATCGGCTGGCGCATATCTTGCTGAAACGTAGGGCATCACATCCTCGCATTGGCCGCGGCGACAGTCTGGAAGCCACCCGTTCCGGTTCCGCTTGCCGTGCGGTTTTCACTGACGCCGCCCCCCAGGAAATTGAAAACAGAAAAGCCCCCGGCGACCGCCGGAAAAAGGGTAGCGGTGATCTGGATGGCACCGCCCATTGCTGGCGTCGTCCGCATCGACGGCGATATTTTTCCCATGGCCAGATAGGCCACTCCGCTGTTGGCGGCCCCCCAATACTGGAAGGCCACCCACTGCCAATAGCGCTGACACGCCGCCAGTTCCTGCGTTTCATCTGGCAACGTCCATTTAGGCGCCAGGCCAGTCACGTCCGGATCCAGATAAAGCCCGACATCGTAAAACTCGAACACGGCGCCGGCCGTCCCCATGCCGTTGCTGACGCCGGACGTGCCATGCACGTTGCCGGCCTGCCATCCGGCCGCGCCCTGGAACGTCGTGCCGCAGGCCAGCGTGATCGTCAGGCTGATGCCAATGCCGCTGTCGGTCAGCCACGTTCCTGCCGTATCGCCAGGGATCACCAGCGAATATTCAGTGTCAGTGTTGGCTGCCGACACGGTGACCAAAGCCACATAAGACCGGCTGGTTCCTGAATTCTTCAGCGACACCGCATAGGTGCCGGCCGGCGCCTTCAGGCCAAAGCGCAGGATCGCCTGCTTTGCCGACGCCGACCCGTAGCGGAAATCCGCTACCCTGCCGCCCTCGATGTTCTGCTGGATGACAAGATACTCGCCCGCCGCAAGTGCGGCATCGGCAACCGTGATCGTAACACGATACCTGTCCTTTGAACCATTCGGCGTCACACTCTGCACACGCTGCGACGTGATCGTGCCGGCGCTGCTGACAAAGCCCGTGAACCACTGGTCGGCCGCGTGGTAGGCATTGACAGTCCCGGCCGTGTTGATGTTCTCCTGGCTGATCTGCATGGCCGGATTGGCGATGCGATTGCGCGCCTGTGCCGTCGCCTTCACCGTTGAACCGGAAAGTGTCGCGAACTGCGCCTGATCGACTGCATCGGCCTGCAGCACGCTCTTTAGCAGCCGCAGATGATCGTCACCCTGGCTCTTGGTGTCTGTCCCCAGCGGCCACAGCGCATTCAGCCCGTCGATCGTGGTTGATGTTTCCAGCGGCATCTCAGTTGCTCACTTGCCCGTAAGGTGTCCGCGCTTCGGCGCCGGCCGACATGGCCGAATTCATGTTCGCCTCAAGCACGTTGCGATCGAACTCGCCGCGATGATTTTCCAACGCGTCGAAATCCTGGATTTTCTGCACCGCCTGCACCAGAAGCCCGTACAGCAGCACGCCAGAGTAGCGATCACTCAGCCAGTTATGGTCGCTATCGGCAACCAACACGGGAATTCGCTGCGAATAGACCAGTGCCAGCGGCGACGCCGCCGTCGCGATGATCTTCATGCCGGTCACGGCATAAAACCTGGCCATGCCGAATCCGCCGCGCGCCAGCATCGACTGGATATCGGAGGGCGTCAGTTCCTGCGTCCCGGAAAACACGGCGCGCGCCTTCTGGAAATCAGATGGCAATGCCGCCTCGGAAAATCCCGCCAGAGCGCTCGGCGCCAGAGGCAGGGAAATGGCCGCCTGGTTCTCTTGCACTTCCAGGGCCTGGTTTATCAGGTCAAGGGCGAGCGGCTGCAGCTCGTCCCAATTGATATCCTTGCGGTGCACAAAACCCGCCGCCGTCAATTTCATCGCAGACCACTGCATCGCTTCACCTCATAGGGATGACAAAAACTGTCACCCTGACATCACGGCCGGCGCGCCTTCATGGCCATACTCTTCACGTCCTGGACAAAGGCGCACCGGCCGGCTTGTCGGACTGAACCACCAGGGGACTGGCGCTCAGGTCCGCCGCAAGTTTTGGTCCCTTTTTCTTCGACTGCCACCAGATCACATCGCCCGGCCGGTAGACGCGCCGAAACGGATCGCCCAGAACCACACGTCGCTGCACTAGTGGCTTCGTTGTCATCTCACACCGTGTTGTCGGGCTTGCCGACATGCGTTGCCGGCGCAAACACGTCGGCATCAATCCATCCTTGGTCCCAGGCGCCATAGGCCGACGTGATCGCATTGTCGTTCAATTGCGGATGCGGATTCGCCGTGCGCAGCAGCGTCTTGCGCCGCGCCTGGTAACCTTCCGCGTACGCTCTCCCCCTGCGATCACCAGGCGCGACCGTCCGACCACCTCCGGCCAGGTAGCTCGCGTAGATCTTGTGCAGCTTCCCGGCCATCAGTCGTCATAGCTCTTCTTTTTGGACGAGCCGCGGGCGATCGGCGGCGCCACTGCGTCACGGCCAGCCAACAGCCCAGCTGAATACCAGCCATGTTGAAGCGAGCCTTCCTCAAACGGAATCTTGGGGTCGTCGTCGCCTTCTTTGAGCTGGATGCCGGCGTCAAAGCCCTGATTGAAGATCGCCGCGTCGGCGTCGGCAGGTGGTTCCGGTCGTACGATTTCAGCCATCTCTCTTCCTCCTAAAACACGCGCAGATTCCGGTAGTCGATATCGGCGGCAATCTTCTGCCACCGCCTGGTTCTTTCCTTCGGGTCGTTGCCTGGCTTCAGCTCCGGATAAAGGCGCTGCAGAAACTCGTATTGCGCCAGGCTCATCTGCAGCTGCATGCGCCCGAATCCCAAGGTCCGCGCGCCGCCGCTGTTTTGAACGGCCCGATTTTCGGCCATGATCTCGCTCTCATTGGTGCTGTCATGGACACGGTGCAGAACCAGGTCCTCATCCCAATAAAAGCGCTCGCGCTCAGTGCCGTCTATCGACCAGAAATCGGGCCGTCTCATCGAAGTGCACAGGCTCCAACCTGTTTCCTCTCTTTTCCTTTCCGGGGCTTACAACGTCACCGGCACGGCATAATCAATGTCTGCAATCAGCCCGTTGGCCGTGTTCGCAAAAACGTGCACCTGCCAATCGACGCTCATCATTCGCGTCTCCGACAGCCCAACCTTGGCCAGCGGCTCGACCTGGTAGCCACGCAAATAGTCCATGCCGATCGTCGGCGGATCCAGAATGAACACATTGCTTACCGACGCCGCGACGTCGGGCTGGATGCGGTTTGGAATGAGATCCAGCGTCACGCCAAAGTCGGTCACGAACACGTTGACCGCGCCCTTGGCCGTCGAAGGCGTCTCCGACTGTCCCGTCTCGCTGGTCAGCGTTGCGATCCTGGCCGACGACGTGAAACAGTATTCGGAAAACTTCCGGATGCAGCCAGGCCGCGCCATCATCACAGACGGATCGCCGCCAGCCTCATAGATCAGCTGGCACATGTCGCGCACCATCGTCTCGGTCAGCGCCCGCTTGGTGCCTTGCGTAATCGCGGTGATAAGCTTCGTGCCGGCCTGGAAGCCAGGCACCGCACCTGTGGCGCCCAGGTTCTTGTTGACCGACATGAACGCAGCCAGGCCCGCCGACTGTCCAGGAATCGTCGCCCCATCGTCGGCAACGCTCGCCTGCCCGGTCAGCGCCGCGGCCTCGACATCGCGCCGCAGCTCTTTCTGACGCTGCATCACCTGATAGGACAGCTCTCTTGTCGTACCGATCACATCGCTGGAATCGGCACGGCTCGAAACCTGGACTACCTTGACAGATATCTGACAGTGATTGCCCAGCCGGGCGCCCGTGCGCGTATCGTTCTGCGTGTTGAGAGCGGCGCCGTCCACCACCTTGTTGGCCGTCGATGGCGTCGCCAGGACATCGGTGATCCATTCCTCATAGGAGTTTTCTGCCGTGCCCTTGCCGATCATGTTGGTCAGCGGCAGCGGGACATTCGAAATGTCCCAGATCTTATCCATTACGTCTTCGCGGATCCAACCTCCCGCGGCAACCGCCTTAAGGTCGGCCGAGTCCAAATTAGTAGTAGCCATCGCATCACCCGATCAGAGCTGCGACCCCGCCAACAATGTCGCCACTCGCGGCGATCTGCCTGGCGCGGTCTGTTGATGATATGCGACGCTCTTTCCGCTGCGATGCCGGCTCTTTGCTTGGCTTTTTGTCGCGCTCGAAACCCTCACGCAACCGCTTGTGACGATCCATCAGATTGACGGCATCCATCGCGAACTTGACCAGCCTTGCATCCTGCACGGCACCCACCTCGAATTTGGAAAAGCC